TTATTGGAAAGCTTCATCCTTATCCATCATACCTTCTATAAAAAGTGTTTGACATCTAGCGCGTTCTTTTCGCAACTTTTCAATATCGATGCCGACATCTTCTATTTCTTTAGGTTGGTTTTCGATTTTATATGATGTTAAATCAAATTGTTTTAGATAATTGTAAAATTGTTTTAAAACCTCGCCTTCGTCGATGTTACATGCATTTTTATTTTTAGTATTTTTGCAGTTAGAACAAAAGTATAGTTTAGAATACCAAACTTCTTTATTTTTAGGCGTATGCTTGACTGTGTTTAAAGTCAATTTCTGGTTACAGTTTGGACATAATAGTTTACTTCTGAAAATAGCGTTATGTTTTACGATTGTAGAGTTAGTTTTTTCACTTATCCTTAATTTTATTTCTTCGTATTCTTCTTCACTTATAATAGCTTCGTGGGTGTTTTCGACGAATATGTCACCGAAAACAAGATGACCTCTAGCTACCGGACTCGTTAGAGCATTGCCTATAACTGATCTGTGCCAGTTTTTACCTAAGGGTGCTTTGTATTTAGAGTTGTTCAATTTTATAGTTATTTCTCTTAAACTAGTACCTTTTTTCGCTTCTTCTACTGCAAATCGTAATACTTTTTTATATTCATTAGGCACAAATTTATCGTTTACTCTGTCGTAATAGAAAGGAGGGACAGTTTTAGCTAACCCTTTTCTAGCTGATGCGCGTCGACCCATTGCAGTACGCTCTTGAATTGTAGTACGCTCCCACTCTGCCATAGCACCTACTAATGTTACGAACAAACGTCCCATAGCAGAAGTTGTGTCATATACTTCTGTTGCGCTCCTAAACAACACGTTTTTATTCTCAAACAATTCTAGTATCTCTAGTAAGTCTTTAACACTTCGAGTTAATCGATCTAGTTTATAGACTAAAACCAAATCAAAATTATCTATTTCATTCAACATTTCTTGTAAAGCGGGTCTGTCTTTTTTAGCTCCGGAGTATCCAGCGTCAGTATATACTTTATGAATTTTCCAGTCGTTTATGTCGCTGTAAGCTCTTAATTTTCTTTCTTGTTCTTCGATAGAGTGTCCTTTTTCTTTTTGTTCAAGTGTACTCACTCTAGTATAAATTGCTACTTTCATGTGCTCCCTCCTCAAAATTGGCAAAAAATAATAAGGGTAGGCGGGCTACCCGAAATTTTATTGTTGAACAACTATTGCTTCACTTCTTGCTTTTCCTACTTCTTTTCTAAAACTATCATATGATTGATTAGGGTGTGTTAACGACATTCCTGGACCACCTCCAGCATGTTGGTTTTTGTCCGGATTATTTTCCATTTCTTCAGTGGCTCTTTTAGCATTTAAATATTCTTCGTAACTAGGTTCGTTTGGGTCGCGTGGTTGTGCTTGTTGTCCATTATTGGTAGCTGGAAGATTCTTCTGTACCTGTTGCTTAGATGTGTTATTGGTTTGTTGATTGTTGTTAATGTTTGTGTTGTTCTCGTTGTTTACTTGATTATTGTTATCGTTTTGATTAGCATTTTCTTTTTTAGCTTCTGCTTTTTCTTTAGTTTCTTTCTTTTTATCTTTGTTCTCTTTCTTCGTTTCCGTTTTCTTGCTTTCCTCTTTCTTATCGCCGTCGTTACTACCACATGCGCCTAACACCAACGTACTTGCTAATAGTAAACCTAATAATCTTTTCATGTTCATTTCTCCTTTGTTTATATTTCCTTATATTTAAAAACTCTCAACGGCTCAAATGTAATAGAATACTCGCCATAGTGAGTTCCAATACCATATATCTTTTTATATTGTTCTATTGCTTCTAATATGTATTCTTCGCTTAATTGTAGATACTCAGACAACTCATACAAGTTGCGTACGCCATAATTATAAGCTTCTACAATTTCGCGTAGCGGTACAGCTGAGATAAAGCCGTGTCTACGTGCGTAATTTTCGAACTTGCGATTGTTGAACTTCGATTGATCTAAAATGTTGCCATACGTCAACTTGTGGTGGGCAAGTTCTTCATATAATACTTCTAATTTGTTCCTTTCGGATAGGGAAGGTCTAATAAAAATTTCTCCTTCTTGATACCAACCATCGAATCCTCGAGGTACTCTTTGTGTTTCTTTCACTTCAACTTCACATTTCATAAGCAATTCTTCGTATTTTCCCATGAGCCAAACCCCTTTGGTGTCTTATTTCTTTCTATCTCTAACCCATTGCATAAAGTTTTCGATTTCTTCCCATTCTTCAGGAGTAAATTCATCTTTATTTGCATGACCAGCTATAGTTTCTTGATGCTGATTAAATTTATCTCTTTCTTTATCATCAATTCTTTTACTTTCTACGTCGTATCCCAACAACCAAGCTTCGCTAACATTCAATATTTTAGCTAAAACATATAATTTCTTCTGACCCGGCGTCACTTTACCATTAACATATTGACTTAAATCAGTTTTTGATAATTTGATACCAGTTTCTTCTTCCATGCTTTTAGCTTTGTTTACTATATCTATTTGTTTTAAATTCGATGACTTCATAGCTTGTTTGATTCTGTTGCTAGTTGTAGAGTTCAATGAATTTTCCTCCTCCATTAATATAGTTATAGTATAAGCTCCGTTGAACAAAAGTTCAATAGAAAAATTCAAAAATATTGAACTTTTGTATTGCATTGATTTTTTAAACGTGTTAAGGTTTATGTAGTTCAAAAATATTGAACTCAGAAAGAGGTGACATGATGTGTTTTGATTATTCAGCTTTAATAGGTCGTATAATTGAAAAGTATGGTAATAGATATGCTTTTGCATACGCGATAGGCTTATCAGAACGAAGTTTATCTTTAAAATTAAATGATAAAATTGGTTGGAGAGATTCCGAAATAGCTAAAGCTTGTGAATTATTATCTATACCCAGAGAAGAAATACAAGTATATTTTTTTAATTATAAAGTTCAAAATAATTGAACTAAAGGAGGAACACTATGGAACAAATCACGTTAACCAAAGAAGAGTTGAAAGAAATTATAGCGAAAGAAGTTAGAAATGCTATAAAAGGCGAGAAACCAATCAGCTCAGGTGCAATTTTCAGTAAAGTAAGAATCAATAATGACGATTTAGAAGAAATCAATAAAAAACTCAATTTCGCAAAAGATTTGTCGCTAGGAAGATTGAGGAAGCTCAATCATCCGATTCCGCTAAAAAAGTATCAGCATGGCTTCGAATCAATTCATCAAAAAGCTTATGTACAAGATGTTCATGACCATATTAGAAAATTAACATTATCAATTTTTGGAGTGACACTTAATTCAGACTTGAGTGAAAGTGAATACAACCTAGCAGCAAAAGTTTATCGAGAAATCAAAAACTATTATTTATACATCTATGAAAAGAGAGTTTCAGAATTAACTATCGATGATTTCGAATAAAGGAGGAACAACAAATGTTACAAAAATTTAGAATCGCGAAAGAAAAAAGTAAATTAAAACTTAATTTACTAAAACATGCAAACAGTAATTTAGAAACAAGAAACAACCCTGAACTGTTGCGAGCAGTTGCAGAGTTGCTTAAAGAGATTAATCGATAAATTCTATGAATTCGATTTTAGCTGAAGCGATAGCTACTATTTTGTCTCCAACAAAAGTATATGAGCCATTAGTGAACAAGGAACTTTTAATTTTTTCTTTTGATATTTCAACAGTTCCGCGATGACCTGACTTTATCACTTTTTCTAAATTATCGATTTCAACAAATTTATCGTTAGAAAGATATAAACAAGCTTTCATACTTATCACCTCCTTAGGTTGATAACAACATTATACACGAAATAAGCATAAACATTATGCAAGCATTACAAACATTTTGTTTCCAATAAAAAAACACACACCTTGTCGTAGAAGGTATGTGTTACGGAAATTTTGTTTGGTTCTAATCACTACGACTAACAGCACAATTTTTGCTGGTATCGTCCCCAGCCCTGTATGGTGCTTAGGTTTTCCATCAAAGTCTAGCGTCCTAAAAGTTACTACCTTCTAGTACGCATACCTTGTTAACGTCTCAGTTGACTGTGGAACACAACAAACGATGTTCTAATTTAGACTTACTAACCTATAAAACCACAGGATGATTTAAAACCTCGCATAAGCAAGGAAATCACCTCCCAGTGTAGTGGGGTTGGATTAATTATATAACGAAATATCGTTATAGACAATAAGGAGTGGTAAGATGCTGAACTTAAAAGAATTGAGAGAAGAAAAGGGGATAACACGCTATCAACTAGCGAAGCTAACAGAATTACAAAATTCGACAATTCAATCTATCGAAACAGAAGTTAAAAATCCCGGCTTCCTCACAGTAAAAAAAATATGCGATGCACTACAAGTTGATATCGCTAATGTAAAGGAGAAATAAAATGCAAGCATTACAAACAAAATCGAACATCGGCGAAATGTTCAATATACAAGAAAAAGAAAATGGAGAAATCGCAATCAGCGGTCGAGAACTTCATCAAGCATTAGAAGTTAAGACTCCATACAAAAAATGGTTTGAAAGAATGAGTGATTACGGATTTGAAGAAAATATCGATTATGTAGTTACGGACATTTTTGTCCATAACCCACTAGGAGGTCGTCAGAATCAAACTGACCACGCACTCACACTAGACACTGCAAAAGAAATCGCAATGATTCAACGTAGTGAACCTGGCAAACGTGCAAGGCAATACTTCATCCAAGTTGAAAAAGCATGGAACAGT